AGGCCAAAAAGCAAAAGGAAAAGGACGCAAAAGCCAAGCAGAAAGGGTCCGATAATGCTGAATCACTGATTGCAGCAGCGGATTTAGATAATCAGCTACGTTTTAATCATGGTCAGCTGGCCACGCATCTAGGGCATATCGTAAAAGATTCATATACCCAAGATGAAGCAGCTCAAATGATTAAAGACATGGCCGCTTATTTGAATACCCTTCATGCTGAATTAACGGCGTAACACCCAGGCCCATTGATCAAGATGGGCCTACCTTTTTTTGAGCCAATTATGAGTAAGTTTGCAGAATACCTTTCCCGACCACGCACCCAGGAAGAATTTAAATACTACCTGGTTGGTCTGCTAATCCAAAAATATGATGCACGTGGCGAACAAATCCCCCACTACACTATCAATAATGGAAAATTGCAGACTGAGAGCCATGAGCTACGATTACAGTATCGCTATATGTTACAAGGCGCTGAGGCCTTCGCTGTCTTTATGGATCACATAAGCCAGATGAAAGCCAATGCCGAGCAACAGCAATCTACTTAATTGAAAGCGAAGCGAACTATGAAAAAGGCTGAAATCATCCAAATCGTTGCAAAAAAAGCGAACGTTACCCAAGCCCAAGCCAGTGCTGTATTTGAAGCATCTTTACAGGCAATCACCGAAAGCCTAGCGGAAGGTGAAACTGTAACCCTGGTTGGCTTTGGTATCTTCACGCCAAAACGTAAAAATGAACGTATGGGCCGCAACCCTAAAACGGGCGCACCAGCCGTAATTCACGCTAAAAACACTGTTAGCTTCAAAATGAGCAAAGGCATGAAAGATATTCTAAACCCTTAGTGATAAGCGGCTTTCAGAATTAAAAGCGCAAACCTTTTTTAGTTTTGCGCTTTTTTTATGGAAATAAACATGAATCAAAGCAACACACCAAACAAACACACGGGTATCAGTTTTCGCTATAGCAGCATGACGCGAACCCTAGTCTGCCTGGGTCAAACATTTGAGAATGTAGCCCCTTTCGAGATTGAAAAATTCACCGCTGCAGCCTTCAAGCATGATCAACAGGCCCGGTATAAGCAGCAGCAAGCCCGAAAGGATAACAGGCAACACAAGCCAGCTACAAAGCGATCCGACACCAAACCGAAACCAAATCCAGTTGAACGCAAATCAAAGCCTAAAACCCAGGGCAAGAAACCCGTTCTAAAAAGTTAATTTAGAGGTAAATATCATGCGAGGCGTGAATAAGGTCATTTTAGTTGGCACTGTAGGAAAGGACCCTGAAACTAAAACTTTTCAAAATGGCGGCTCACTCACACAGTTTTCAATTGCAACCAGTGACAGCTGGACCGATAAAACTACGGGTGAACGCAAAGAACAAACCGAGTGGCACCGCATTGTCTTAAACAATCGCCTGGCTGAAATTGCCGCCCAATATGTGCGTAAAGGCTCGAAAGTTTACATCGAAGGCTCATTACGCACCCGGCAATGGACGGATCAGAACGGCCAGGAACGTCACACAACCGAAGTTCGCGGCGAAGTTATGCAGCTGGTGGATAGTCCCCGACATGATGGCAATGGCCAGCAACGAGGCGGTAATGGCCAACAGCAGTCAGGCTATGGGAATCAGCAACAGCCAGGCTATAACAGCCCAACACCGCGCAACCAGGGAGGCTATGGCAATGCACCCCGGACAAATACACCACCCCCACCAAACGGCGGCGGCGGTACCAGTGATTTAGATGATGATCTACCTTTTGCGCCCCTAGATTGGCGACTTGGCTAAAAAATACAACTTCACAAAAACCTTCAAGGCCCTAATTTTAGGGCCTTCTTTAATGGGAAAAATAACATGAGTGATAAAACTCTTACCTTCAAGTGCCTAAGCTTTTTTGAAGAACCTTTAGAGCGAAAAGCTTTTGAACTACATATTTTAAGTATGGAAAATTTCACACCTGAATATCTAAAACGCTCACTTCTTGATGATCAGGTTTATGCCAATCCCCTCATTGAAGCAGCTTGGCAATCCTGGCGCTATCGAGCAGTGTTAGCCATTTCACTTTATAAGGGTGAAAAACACCATAATTCCTAGTTTTCTAATTAAAAAAGGCCCTTTCTATAGGGCCTTTTTTGTTTATACTTTCCCTTGTAATTAAAGGAAATGTAAATGAAAAAAATACTTGTATCTGCCCTGTTTTTGGCACTGGGAACCACGGCTGTAAATGCGGCTGACTGGGTAGAGCTTAATGCCAATAAAAATACAACAGTATCAGTAGATGCAGATCGGATTGCATACGCGAATAAAGGCCTGGATCACCGCAAAGCCTGGGTAAAAGTTAAATACAATCGTGCAGATGGCAAATTTAATGCTGGTGATTACACGCTTACCAGTCAGACAATAGACTGTAAAAATACAAGATTCTCAATTGATGCAACTATCGGTTATGGCGCAAATGGCCAATTTAAAGGTCAAGATCTTGGCTCTGGTCGTTGGTTGGAAATCCCGCCCGGATCTATTTTTGAATATGTAACTAACGCTATTTGTTCATATCCACATATCTAAAAAAAGGCCCTTAAATGGGCCTTTTTTTATACGAGGTTTTTTCTATCTGCAGCCTCAGTTTATTTATTTTGAGTAGGCAGATTATGAAGATAATCCCCCCACCATTGCATCATTTCTAAACGCTGTCCTATATATTCAGCATGATTATAACTTGCCCTGGTCTGGTCTTTATCCGAATGTGATAATTGAGCTTCAATCCATTCACTTTTAAATAATCCAGAATCATTTAAAATTGTACTCATGGTTGAACGTAAACCATGTGAAGATAATTTATTTTTATCGTACCCCATACGGCGAATTAATGTATTAATAGAATTAAAATGTATATGCTGGCCGACCTTTCTAGGACTAGCAAAAACATACCGTTCACCGTGGGACCAATCCAAAGCAGATCTTACAACCTCAATGGCTTGATCGGATAAAGGCACCAAGTAGTCAGGAACATCGACACCCATCAAAGCCTTACGCCGTAATTGTTTTACGTGAATTGCCGGGATTCTCCAAAGCTTGTTATCCAGGTCGAAATGCTCTGCTTTTGCCTGGATTAATTCAGCACCACGCACACCAGTATAAAGCTTCAACCATAGTGCCTTTTTAATAATTGGATCGGCATTATAACCAGTGAGTGATTTAATAAAATCGCCTAACTCACTATCTTTTAAATATGGGTAATTTATTTTAATTTTGGATTTAATTAATACTTTGTTTAAATTAAGCGCAATATTAAAATCAGAATAACCAATTGCCACGGCATAATCATAAATCTGGCTTAAATAACTACATGCCTTTTTAACTGGCTCTTTTACTCCCCGTTCCTCTATTTTACGGATCACATTAACCAGGTCCTTTCGTTTAACCTCATTAAATGGGATTTCACCAATAACCGGGTTTATATCATTATCCAGGCATCTTTTTGATAGTGATAAAACCCCACAACGAGGATTATCCCCCAGGCTATTTTTAACTTTAAAATTTAGCCATTCATTCGCCACATCAGAAAATAATAAGGTACTGGCTTTAACTTCATCCCCCTCCCAAATACCATGAATATGCAAAAAAGCTTTTTTATGGTCCCTTTCATTCCTGGCCTGTTTGAGCTGCATTTCTGGATAATAGCCCAGGCTTTTTCTTGCCCGTTTTTTTGTGACTGGATCGGTATAGCGATAGCACCAAGTTTTTAATCCGGTCGGCTCTATTTTGAGGCTTAGCCCATCATCATCACTTAAAAAATAGATTTTATCTTTTGGTGGGGCCTGGCGAACGTGTTTATCGGTCAAAGACATGGGAAGTCTGTATTTTTTTGGTTAGTCTTATGATCCACATTAATGCGCTTTCAATTGAAATACAAGGCTTTTGTATGATGCGTACTATACGCATCATATAGGATTTTAAGTTGCTGTTTTTATATATAAAAAAAGTGATTACTCACGAATGAATAACCACTTCAATAACCAGTACATTTTTATAGCGTTAATGCTTGTTTCCACATGGCATTAACCTGATCATCATCCAGGCCTAGTAATCCAGCCATCATAACCAGTGAAGCATTATCACGCTCAAATGTGACTGCATCTTCCCATTCCACTAAGGTTAGCTGGCGAGTTTGGGTATCCTCAATTTCTAGGATCTTGGCCTTAATTTCATCCAAGTCATAACCATTTAAAATAAAGACCATCCGAAACTGTCTACGGGTTAATGGCTTGAGCTGTCCCATTTCACTATCCCGGATCTGCTCTGGAGTTCTTGGATCAATCCATTCACCATCGTCCCACACGTGATAGCCTGTAGGCTTTGGCTCGGAAAACTCATTTTCACCAATAACTACCCGACCGCTATTCAAAGCCTCCAAGTAGGCTAAATGGGTCTCCTGATCGATTTCCTGCCAATCTTCATCACGAGTGCTTTCGATATTAAAACAAATATCTAGGGCCTGTTTATCTTGGTTAAAATAGTATTTTTTTTCCATTAGAAGAATCCTACAACTGTTAAATATCCATCAACTGGTTCACCGTCACCACCTCGCCATCTCACCACATCAACAGTGACTGCGCTTTCGGTAGAACCACGATGACCAGGAGGCGCACACCAGGTATGCCACTCCCCAGCTTCTGCATCCCATAGCTTATAACCTGGTAAGCCCACTTGCTGAAATGCAAATTCAGCCAATAACCGTACTTGCAGGGTAATCGGAAGCGCAAATGTAGCAGTCCAACGTCCCTCTACTACTTTAAAAGGCGAAGTGGAATGACCAACCCCGACCGCACTCATTACTTTCATGACAATTCGCACAATTCGAGTAGCATAGTCATACGTCACTGTATAGTTGCTGCCAGTAACAACCTGAAAATTGGATCTGTCCATTTTCATGGTAGGTATGGATAACAAGCCTTGTGAACTAATTGAAGCTACATTTCCATAATTCTGCGACTTAAAAATCCATCCACGGTTATAAGCACCTTCCATAGTGAAGTAAGTCGCCCAATCACCATCTACATAACCATGTCTTCCGTGATGCTGTGTTTGAGCGAATGAAATGCCATAGGTTGGCATTCCTCCAGCTGTACCGCCATGTAAAGATAATCCATGACCAGTACCTTCTGTACTATTAACCCCCAGCCCTTTAGCATTTACCCATTGTTCAGTATGAAGTGAACCTCTATTAGATATATCACCAGTTCTAGCATTAAAAACTACTGTTCTTTCGCCATTCTGTGAAGATTTAATCCCAAGTCCAAACCATGATGTAATGTCTATATTACACCCA